TATCATAATTATCAGACTTATTTGGCAACAGTTGATAATATTGATACGGTTTCACAGGGTTTCAAAAGGTTTCACTTAAAATGAAACCCTCGGTGAGGAAATGAAACCCTCAATCAGCCGTGGAAGAAGCGCCTCATATCGGATTGCCATCCCTGCTTATCACAGTGCCACTCCCAATCCTGCAAACAGAAAATGCAGTGACCAATGACATCGCAGCCGCCGTCTGGGCATTCGGATGAACGCATGATTTTCAAGGATTTATTGCACTCTGGACATTTCAGCGGTTCGACAAACAACAGGTCGACATCAAAATCCCAACGCTCCGGCGAAAACTCATCTGGGAACTCCGTCTGCATAAATTCCTTTTTCCATTTCAGTTGCTCAATAAACGGTGTGATGTCATAGCCGGAGAATTTCCTCGCACCGCACAAGATAGTGACGATTTCACTGCCCCAGACACGCTCGTCCCACCCCTCGTAGAGATCCAATTTGGAGGAAGAAGGCGGATTCTCTTTTTCGGTGATTTTACCACCATAGGAGATCAGAAGGCAGTCATCCTTCAAATAATGATTGCTGTAACGGCTCGGAATGTAGACCATATCGGTTATGCCCTTGGCAGACATATATCCGAACCGCTTATAATATCGCCCATACAAATACCATTCCGGCAAATCCTCTGGCTTGATTTTCGTTCTGTAAGGGCCAGAGAAAAGCGTCCCGTCATCATTACGCACGTAACTGTGCTGCCCATCGATGTATTTTATGTCCTCGATGGTGTACAGCGTATTTTTGAATCTGTTTCCCATAAAATCTCCTTTGCTACATTTCTTCTGTCGGTTTTTCTCTGTCCGGCTCGGACGCAACGACCACAGATATATCCTCAAAACAATCCATTGATACAAAAGACCTGCGAAGATAATCGTGTCCACCGTCAACGGCGCAGGCCCCGCAACTACAGCGGACATACTGGTGCCTATATGTAGACTCGATCTCATCCCCACACAATTTGCATCGGATGGCGTTCTTTACAATTTTCATATTTTTCTCCGTTCATGTAAGCGCAACAGACTGACCTTCGACCTCTTTGTAAGCCGAAAGTCAGTCTGTTTTATTCTCTTATTTTGCTTGCAAAGCGCAGGTCAAAAACAACCAACTTTCTGTCCTCGTCCAACCGTCCGGGGATGCGATAGGACTTATCGCTATCCCATCCGAATTCGGTGGTGAGGATCTGGCACAGGCGGATACTTGTTAAGTTGAGACTGCGTGTTCCGTTATAGACATCTTTCGGCACTCGATGAGAGTGGAAGTCCTTTTTCTGATATGGGGATAAAATAAGGGTGTTTCCATCATCAGAAATCATAAAACATACATATTTCGGACTTCCGATGCCACGCAGAGCGTCTACAAATACGTGGATGCGGTTGTTTCGGAGGTAGAAGGATATGTATGTATCTGCCATGTTATTTTCCGTCCTTTTTGGTTCTCCAGGTCTCTGCATTATTGAAATCAAACAGCATCATGACCTTTTGGTTTGCCGTTACAAGCCGTCCCACAGCACGATAGTTGTAATCCATATCCAAGCCCCAGGACTTATAAACCTGCTCTCCAAAGCGCCTGGATTCCATATTGCGGATGCTTGGGTCTTTGGTGCCTTTGATCCACCGAATGCTGTTTTTGTCGGACGATGTGACCGGCAGGACTATGAGGCACTTTGTGTGCGGATTTACCTCAATTCGGATAAATTCACAGTTGTTCAGCGCACTGAGTACCAGTTTGCTGAATGACATTTTTGTCGGCCAAATAGTGCAGGTCGCATCACTTTTGCGAGGAAGATGCACGAACATATCTGATGCAACAATTTGGAAACCCTCCAACGATACTTCCTCGATAGGGTTAAGTGCGTTCATTTGAATACCTCCTTATGTTTTATCAGTTGTAATGTACCCATCGGCAAGATTGATTTTGTACGATTCCTCATGCTGCTCAACGGGAGTGCCGAAATACTCTCGCCATTCACCGGGCAGGTACGCTTTCGACTTCTTTCCGTTGACAAACAACTCAAAGTCAGAAAGTTTGAATAGATACAGCATTTCACCATCGCATACTGCGGGCTTGCCCATCATCTTATAGCGATATTGTGAATCCCAACCCATCAGTTCAAAGATTTTTGCAGCGAATATTTTGCACAGCAAATCTCGATTTTGCAGTTCTTTTTCGCCGCCACCACGCGCCCATCGCAGAGAGTCGGGTGCATCAGCGTCACAGGGACGGATAATCAATCTTTTCTGCTCTGGGTGAATAAGGATCTGAATATGCGTGACCCCTGGAAACCGCCGTAAGCAGGCCATGTTGAACTTAATCCTGCTATCCCAAATGGTGATCGCGGGTTCTCTGGAATGGGCAAACAGCTCCGCTTTGGTGACTTGATAGCCAGCCAAGCTGACGATCTCCTCCATTTCCTCTGGGGGAGTATTCTCCAAAACTGTGCTGTTGCTGAAATAATGCTCGGATAATTTATTGTCCATCTTCAATCGCAGTTCCTCTCATAAGATTTTCTATTGATATTTGAAGCTGCTCCGGTGATGCGGATGGGAACTGCTCCATACCAGGGGCAAGGATACTACTTGCCTGTGAGTTCCACTCTGTATTTGGCGTGACATAGTAAAAACCGTTTTCGAGAGCGTGTTCGTAGAAACCCTCACCGAAATCACCGTCCCATTCTTCTGGGCACAACTCAACCCGCCGCCTTGCCTTGGATGCGTCACCATCTTCAGATGGCAAAAGCGTGGCGGGAACAGCGTTCGGTAGGTTGAACACAATAATTTGTTCCATGCCACGTGAAGCCCATGTGCCTCGGATTTTGTAAACAAAGTCTGGATTCCAATTCATGATGCTGTACAGGGCATTTCCGAAATGCTGACAGTTCAAAGTTTTGGAATAGGCAGGCTTTTCAGGATTGGGTCTCCACCGAATGCTGTGAGCATCAGTCTTCTTGCATGGACGAATTGCGATCCGCCGCTCTACAGGGTGCAGTAGCAACTGAATGTATGCTACATTATCAAACTTCTGGGCGCAGAATTTGTTAAAGGAAATGCGTTCGTTTGAAATATTGATAACCGGGCCTTCATAGCGGAGTTGGAGAAACTGGCTACGAACAACCTGGTAGCCTTCGAGGTCAAACGCACTAAATGCAGCCTTCCGTATATTCTTGGTTCGGATCGGCTGCCGGACGCTATTGGAAATGTCATAATATGTACCGGGGTCTTCGTTTACCCAATGGTGGTTAATCGGAATGAACCCTCTGAAAATCCCCTCATCAATAACATGAAGCATCGGAAGCCCGCCACGCATATGGTGTTTGCGGTTTTCCAAAAGTATCTGCACGGCTTCAAATGTCTCTACGGAAACGATTGCCTCGTGGTGATCCGTATACAAGTATTGGTCACGATCCTGGTTGTTCTTGCGGTGCTTATGCTCGTACAGATCGGCAGTGAAGGTTTTCCAGGTAAGGACACTACCGCAATACCGCTCGTTGGTGAGGATGTACCCCACAGAGCCGCTATTCCATTCTGTGCCGCCGGACTTGGTTTCACAGCCAATATCCGTAAGCAGGGCTGCGATTTGCTCCTGCGACCATCCGGCAAGATATGCCTCAAAAATGAAGCGAACCACACGAGCCTCATTTTCATTAACCTCAAGCGGAGCATATTTGATGTACCGTCCCGTCACATCTTTCGGACGATCATATCCGAGCGGCGCTGGAGTCAGCAGTTTGCCGTCTTTGAAACGCTGTTGAAGTGACCAGTTCATAGCCTCGCTCTTTTTGACGGATTCCTCTTGGGCAAACGTGGCGAGGAAGGACAGCATGAACTCTGTGTTTTCGGAAAGCGTATATAAATTGTCCGTTTCAAAAAAGACGCCTACTGGTGGGTTTAAGCCTTTCAGCATACGAATCAGTGAGATGCAGTCCACCAGGTTTCTTGCAAAACGGGATACGCTTTTGGTGATGATGAGGTCATATTTTCCACGCTGGCACTCGGCAATCATCTCATTAAACTGATCGCGGTTTTTCAGAGATGTGCCGGAGATTCCCTCATCGGCATAGATGTGCCTCAAATCCCAATTGGGGTGATCCTCAACAAGCTGACGATAGTGTTGCTGCTGTAATTCAAAAGAGGATAACTGCTCGTCATTGTCGGTGGAAACGCGGCAATAGGCGCAGACCCGATAGATGTGGCCTTCGCCGTACAAATCTGCTTTAGGTTTCGCAGGGATAAATTTTTTATTGCCGTCATCGACCCGCTGATAGATCTGACGAAGTTGTTCCTTTGATTGGATGTTTGCCATAAGTCCGTCCTCTTAATTATTCTGTGATGCTTTCGGTAGTTGCCAGTACCACGCACCGTCCCTTTTGATGGACTTAATACCCATCAACTTTTTGGTACTCATGATGGTTCGCTCACTGATATTTTCTTTCAAAAATAGGGTGCGTATTTCGGAGACTGCCACCGGTCCATCAGCAAGCATTACTCGAAGGATGTCCGCTGCACGAGCCTGCTTTGTCATTTTTTCCTGGACCTCGTATGACACATCAGTACTCGGATATTTGCCGGGGTCAATATCCAACCACTCCAATTTTCGTGAGGAGTCGATGGAAAAGAACAGGTCTCGCCCTTTCGGAGAAAGACTGCTCTTTACATGATGGATCACAGAGATGGCATCGTCCTGGAGATGTTCAACCTGTATCACGCTTCTCGCTGCGGCGACCAGGTCAATGCTCCCCAAACTTCTATATAGTTCTTTGGAACTTTGCTTCTTATTGAGATGTCCAATCAGAACGACCGCGCAGTCATACATAGCAGCCCACAAAGCAAGCTGCCGCAGTACCTTCCGCATCCCAGAGGCACTTGCGATATCCGCTTCTCCGAGATATGCCTGGATTGGATCTATTACAAGTAATTTTGCGTTGAAATCTGCAATAGCCCTACGGACAGAGTCATCGTTTAAAGTTACCCAGTTTATTTCCTCGTCCAAGAAGGCGACATTTGCACAGTCGGCACCGGCAGCAATGAGGCGAGGCTTAATTGTATCGCTCAAGCCGTCCTCGGAACATTGGTAAATAACGTGCATTGGCTTTTTCAGCTTTCTACCGTCCGGCGCAAAACTCCCATTCGACACGGCCGAGATAATACTCATCATTAAGGTGGATTTGCCACACCCCGGATCGCCTTGTATCAAGGTAATTTTCCCAAACGGTATGTATGGATACCACAGCCAGTCAACAGGGGTTTCTGTTACACTGCTATACAGCTTTAATTGACCGCCACATAAATCAAGCATTGTTGAATCCTTTCAGTTAACCAGATTACCAGAATACATCAAGATGGAAGTAACACATATATTCTACTTTGCATCGTTACTCATTACCATAAACCACAGATTACATTTCCGGCATAATGTATAGTGCAGGATTACATTGTGGCAAGGTTGCAAAGTGCCAGGTGGGGGTTTGCATTGCCACCTTGCATACTTGAAATACACAGCGTTGATATAATTTCAACTCAGAGGTAATATACGACCACCTTGGATGGCCATCCAAAGGAGGTATGAAAATGCTGGATTGTGAGAGTATAGGCGCCAGAGTTCGGCACCACAGAAAGCAGAACGGTCTGTCCCAAGAAGAACTTGCAGAACAGGCAGAAACAAGCAGAGTTTACATTAGCAACATCGAGCGCGGAGAATGCGCTCCGAGCCTGGAGATGGTACTCAACATTGCGAATGCACTGAATGTGTCCGCAGACGATTTACTTGCGGGAAACCTTCTATCCTCGAATGCAGATGTCACAGAGGAAGAAATGGACATTCTTTTCGATTGTTCGCAAGAGGAGTGTCGCATACTTTTGGAGAGTATGCGGGCGTTAAAGCACATACTCCGAGGCTACAAAATAACCAAATAATTCAAGACGGCCACCAAGGCGCATCTGCACTCCGCCAGGGGTGCTGTTTGCGTTAGGTTATATAGCAAGAAAACCTCGCCACCCATAAGGGCAGCGAGGAATGAATGCTTATACAGGCATTGTTATCTCTGTTCCGTTCTTGAAGCGGAAAGTTATGCTGTCATCGCTGTGTACCGTGGCCGTTTCCAATAGGCTAATCCATAACCCTTCGTCCCAGGCTTCGAGGACGAGGGGATGATTTTCTATTGAGTCGATAAATAAACGCAATTCTCGATCCCGTTGCATCCGGCATTCTCGCTCCTCTGTCACAACCTGCAACCGTGCGGTGGCTTTTTCGTACCGCTTGACGAGTCTGTTGTATTTCTTGGTGTACTCATCTTGGGATTGCTCTGTGGTGGCATTCTCTCTGACGCATTGGCTGACCAGTCCGGCAACAACCTGGAGTTCTTCGTTTAGGCTGTCGATCTCGGCATTCAAGGCTGTGCAGTCGTTCACGAGAGTCCGCATCGTTTCGCAGTCCCTCAACAGTCGTTCACGGGAGGTCATCAGTTGGTTATAGGCCGAAAGGAACAACTGCTGTATGGTCTCAATGTCCAAGGTCGGTGTTTCGCATTTTGCTTCGCCTTTGAATTTGCTATTGCATCTCCAAATCACTCTGCGGTATGCGTCCGTGGAGTGCCACACCTTTTGACCGTAAAAGCCACCGCAGTCACTACAGATCAGCTTGCTTGCGAAAGCACTCGAACCGCTGTATGAGCGTCCTAACCGCTGTCGGCGGGCAATCTCATCCTGCACCGCATCAAAACTTTCTGCGGTGACAATAGCCGGATGGCTGTTCTCCACATAGTACTGCGGGACTTCACCCTCGTTGACCTTTTGTTTTTTCGTGAGGAAGTCTATCGTGAACTTCTTCTGAAGCAATGCATCGCCCTTGTACTTTTCATTCTGAAGGATGCTCATCACTGTGGTCTGACTCCATTTCTTTTTGCCGCTTGGGGTCGGTATGCCAAGCCCCTCAAGGTGCTTGCAAATGCCTGCCGCCGTTTTGCCTTGCAGGAAAAGGTGGTAAATCAGCAGCACAGTTTTTGCCTCTTCCTCGTTGATGACAGGCTGTCCGTTCTCTCCACGGTCATATCCAAGGAAGCGTTTGAAAGGCATGGTGACCTTTCCGTCAGCAAAGCGTTTCCGCTGTCCCCAGGTGACGTTCTCGGAGATGCTCCGGCTTTCTTCCTGGGCAAGGCTCGACATGATGGTGATCAGCAGTTCGCCTTTGCCGTCAAAGGTGTAGATGTTTTCCTTTTCAAAATATACCTCGACACCCTTTTCCTTCAGCTTTCGGACAGTGGTGAGGCTGTCGACCGTGTTGCGGGCAAAGCGGCTGACGGACTTGGTAACAATGAGGTCTATTTTGCCTGCGAGGGCATCAGCCACCATTTCATTGAAACCATCACGGCGCTTTGTGTTGGTGCCGGAAATGCCCTCGTCCGTATAAACCTTTACGAACTCCCAATCGTCACGCTTTTTGATGTAGTTGGTGTAATAGTCGATCTGCGCCTCATAACTGGTGAACTGTTCTTCGCTATCAGTGGAGACACGAGCGTAGGCAGCAACGCGCCGCTTCTGAATAGAGGCAGTCGGCAGTGCTGTGAATTTATCCCTTGTGGCCGGAATGACCGTTATCTGTCTTGCCATTATCCTTGACTCCTTTCTTGGCTTTTTCTCTTGCTTGCTCACGCTTTTCGGTTGTCCAGGATTCTCTCCTGGAACGGTCTTTCCATGTGCGGGTCAGCACAGAGTCGTCTTTCAGCCGAAAGTGTAGCGTATTGTTGTCATCAGCGGTTATGAACTCCACGGAGTCAATACCACCGGGAATCTCGGCAACCAGGGCATCCAGGACTGTTTCTGGGATCTGTTTGGAAGCACAGAATGCCTTGCCCCTTGTATTGAACGTGGCGCAAATCCAAACCATCTGCGTCTTTGTGGTCTTTCGGCGATAGCATTTACCGCACTTGGCGCAGATAATCTTTCCCGTGTAAGGGTAACGCTTTGTGGTGGAGATTTGCGGTGCATATTGTGCTGCGCGCCGTTCAATCTCTGCCTGCACCGCCATGAAGGTGTCCATATCAATAATGGCTTCGTGGGTTCCTTCTGCGTGGTACTTTGGAAGCTGACCGTCATTGATAATAGTCTTTTTGGTGATGTAGTTCTCTCGAAAAGTCTTTTGCAGGATAAGGTTTCCTGTGTAGTTGTAATTCCGAAGTATCTTCTGAAGCGTATTCGGATGCCAACGCTCTCCACGGCGTGGCTTTATCCCATCTGCATCAAGACGCTTCGCAATTAAGGAAACCCCGGCACCGTTCAGATATTCCGAAAAAATCCGCTGAACAATTGAGGCTTCCTCCGGCACAATTTCGTATCTGCCTTGTATGAGGCGATATCCGAGGATGACCCCGTTCCAGGGCAGCCCTTCCTCAAAGTTCTTTTTAATGCGCCATTTTTGGTTCTCGCTGGCGGATCGGCTTTCCTCCTGGGCATAGGATGCAAGGATAGTCAGCATCAACTCTCCGTCACCGCTCATAGTGTGGATGTTCTGCTCCTCAAAATAAATATCCACCCCCAACGCTTTCAGCATACGGACGGTCTCAAGGAGCGTCACAGTATTGCGGGCAAAGCGGGAGATGGACTTGGTAATTATCATATCAATTTTTCCGGCTCGGCAGTCAGCAAGCAGCCTTTGAAAGTCGGCACGGTCTTCCTTGGTGCCTGTGATGGCTTCATCAGCATATACACCGACAAACTGCCATCCGTCCTCGCGTTGGATCAGAGCGTTGTAGTAGCTGACCTGTGCGGACAAGGATTGGAGCATTGCATCCTTGCCGGACGAAACACGAGCGTAGGCTGCGACCTTTTTCTTGCTTTCAAGCCTGGGCGGGTAATTGATTTTTGTTACAGTCTTTGGCATCATACCACCTCCTTTTCAGCGTACATATTACCTCTAAAAGGGGTATTTATCCAGTCAATATCCCGATATAAACTGCCGAAATTGATACCATATATCTCGCACATTTTTGTCTCTATTATGGCGAATTCTTCGGCAGTAATCAGACCTTTTTTCTGCATAACACGAGCCTGCGCCATAGCGGATTTGTAGCCCAAAAGAGCATCGAAGGTCTTACTGTCCATCACGCACACCCCCATTTCTATAGCATTCCTGGGAGCAGTATTTTCGGTTAGCCCCACCATAATCAGTGAAGGGCTTTCCGCACGTGGCACAGATGTGCGGAATAAGTTTTGTACTGACACGATCTCTACGATGCTTATTCCACCAGGTCTGCTTGCAGTGGTCAGAGCAGAAGAGCCGAGGTCTTGCACCAGGGGTATTATTGAGTTCAGCGCCGCAGTTTTTGCAGACAGGCTTGCCTTTGGGTGCTTCCGCAGTCATACCGTTCCTTCGGCAGAAAGTTTTGATGGTGTTGACAGGGATGCCCAAAGCATCCGATATAGCAGTATAAGTAGCCCGCTCCTTACGCATGGCTATGATTTTTTCCTTCTGTAGGTCAGTCATAATGGGTCCTCCGTTCCGAAGGAATCCGTTCCTTCTGACTACTTAGGAAAAATGTCAACCCCCTATAAAATGCGAAAAGCCCACCGAACCGAAATGGCTCGATGGGCTTGATGCTTAGTTGGGGATCTTCAGTTTCCAACCGCTGTAGATGACATTGGAGGTCAGTCCGTTCAGCGTCTTGATTTCCGGGTAGCGACTACCCTTGCCGAGGTACAGAGCGGCAATATCCCAAAGGGTATCACCCTTGACCACGGTATGGACGCGATAGGCATTTTCAGCGGTAGCCTCACCCTGGGTAGGATAAATTGCCACACCATCATTGGTGAACACAAAGGTGCCAGGGTTCTTATCCGCAGCATTCTTTGCGTTGGTGAGAATGCGATATGCGCCGATCTGGGATTTGCTATCCTTCCAATCCTTACGCACACGGTAGTAGCCCGTGGTCAGCTTTTCAGGATAGGTCACTGTGGATTCAGCAGGCTTCTCTTCGGGGGTATCCGCTCCCGTGGCAAGCAGCGCCTTGACCTCTGCGCGGAAGGTATCCATGCTCTTGCCGTGCTTCGGAAACCAGTGCATCACATCACCGTGGTTGGATGCAACGCCCTGTTTGTAGCCTTCGGAATGGCAGATGATGTTCTGCTCGGTCAGTCCGTACTCCTTGCAGAGATAGGCACAAAGTTCAACGGCCTCACGGTACACCTTCTGGAAATAGGTGTAGTCCGTAAGACCGTCTTCGCAGATTTCAAATCCGATATGAGTGTTGTTTGCAGAACCTCCGGCGTGCCAACCACGGTGATCCCAAGGGAGCGTTTGGTATGTGGCGATAGTACCGTCAGCCAGTTTGCCGATGAAGGCATGGACGCAGACCTCACGACCGCCGGGATGATAGGTGTTCCAGTGGTTGTTGTACTGGTTCTTGCCGAGCAGACCGTCATCGGGTCCGACATAGCGTTTGAGTGTAGGGTTATTGGCACCGGTGGAATGAACCATAATGCCTTTCACCTTGATTTTCTTGCCTGCCTTATAGCAGGCGTTTTCGGTAAAAATCAGCTTATGCAGATTCATCGTCATTACCTCCGTTCCTGTCGTGAAGCTGTTCCAGAACTTCCTTCAGCTTTTCGGGGATAGGCAATCCGAGGTGCGCGGAGTTCTCCAACAGGCTTACACCTTCATTGGAAAGGTAGAAGAAAATGACCGCAGTACGCAGCACACCCGCTTCACCAAGCACATAAACATCCACGATATTGCCGATGCCCACAAGGGTGAAAATCAGAACCTTACGGCAGATGCCCTTAAAGCCAACCGCACTGGAGAGGTTCTTGTCTACGATGGCGCACATGACGCCAGTAATGTAGTCGATCACCGTAAAAGCGATCAGTGCATACAGAAAGCCGTCCAAACCGCCCAGGAACCATCCAAGGAAGCCGCCGACAGCGGTGAAAGCCAACTGAATGCCAGTCCAGATTTGTTTCATAGCGTTATCCTCCTTTAATTTTTGATATGCAAAAGGACTCCCGCCACAAAGCAGAAGCCCTCAATGCCTTATTCTGTTTGCTTGGGTAGCCACTCCCAGACACGCATATCTTCCTGCCCAAGAGACCACATACACATCCCTCGCAGTTTCCAACGGTACGCTGCCTGGTTCGCCCAATAGATGAGGCTGTCCACATCCTGGTAGTACAGAATGGAAAAGCCATGTGCGTCCCCAAGGAACAAGCGGGAGATCCAAATGTTGATGTCCCTGGGGATAATTTTTGCTGTGTAGTCATTTCCGCACTCAAGCGGCATGACGTGGGAATGGTAGAACTCATAGTCAAGAGAGATGCTTTCGCTCCTGGTGGACGATTCCTCCACATCGGAAGTCAGCGTGAACACCTGGAACTCTTCATCCCAGGTGCAGTTTGACCGCTCGATTCTGCCGAAAGTCGTCTCTGTTCCGTCCGGCATCACCACATCGAACCGCTCATACGGCTCGTAAGTCCAGGCGTCACCCAGGCGTAGCAGTTGGCAGTTGACCTTTCTATCAGAACGGATGCCCGCATAACCGCCACCGCTGTTCACGGTTGCCGTGAAGCGAAGCGTGTAGGATGCGGAAGAATAAACCCTTACCTTGTTCCCACGCTTACGCATTTCAATGGTGTAGACATTGGGATTGGTACGCAGATCGGCTTTTGGGGTCTTGGAAAAACTGGTGCTGTAGCTGCCTTTGAGCGTAGAGCCTTCATACAGTTCGACACGTTGGGTATCGTAGTTGAAGCAGCAGAACAGCGAACCGAGGAAAACACCTGCCTTGCCACCACCATCTTCCGGGAAGATGATCTGCGCCCGGAGATGAATATCGGAGAAACTGCTGTAGTTCCACGCAAGCTGTCCAGAACCCTCAAGCTGTGAGTACGGTCGGCTTGTATCACCATAAGGCAAATCCTCCTGCCATACATCCCATTCCCCAGAGAGAACATTCCAGTAGCTTTCGGGGATCTTCTGCTCATCACGGAAGTCCTCATACCAAATCAGTGCGGAGTCCGGCTTTCGGCGGAGCATCTCAAGAGTTAGCTTGAAGCCCTCAACGGGACCCACCATGTTGCCGTTTATGTCCTTGAACTTTCTCGGAGCAAGGGTGTATTCCGCCTGCCCTGCGGTAGGTGCTTCCGAAAAGTCGGTGCAGACACGAAAACCGTAGAACTGTACACCATTGACACCGACTGAAATCTTCAGAGTATGGTTTCCGGCAGTAAGGCTCACACCCTTGGCAAGAGTCGCCCAGAAGGTGGTTCTCCAATACGGCCACCACAGTCGGCTTTCAGAGAAGTGGACGGTATTGCCATCAAGGGATGCGTAGATGCTGTTTTTGTCCCAAAACGGATAACATAGCCGGATTGCCACATCGTAAACGCCATCTTCCTCAATGGTGAACTTGTAAGTGGCAGAGCCTCCATCACCGAGCGTGACCAGGGTTTTGGAAACAGAAACCACACCTGCGTAGCTGTCCGGCTCGGCATCGTGGTCTATGATAACGTCGCCAAACTCCGTCTTTTGCTGTTTGGCATAGGAGGTCAGATAGCGTCTGCGGTTGTAGGTTTCCGACATCTGCGGATACTCTTTGTAAATCGCATCTCTGCCTTCCATGTAGTCATATACATGGGGAAGCGCCCACGGACCCATATCGTAGTCATCCCAATAACCGACAATTGGAATCATCGGCTGTGGAGGTCCGTCATCCGTGAAGTTATATGCACCCGTGAGCCAATACTGTGCAGCGTAGTAGGTATTGGATGTGCCACGATAATATTCGCCCAGGTTCTCCGGGGTATCGTAAATCTGCCAGTTCCAACCGTAGGCGGGCATTCCAAGGAACACCTTTTCTCGATCCATAACGCGCACTGCATAGTCGTATACACCCTCAAGCCAACTTCTCGGTGAAACAGGACCGGGAGCAGAACCCGCCCACGCCATACCATAGGTCATGATGGAGGCGGTGTCGCAGTACTGATTCAGATCTCCATATACGCACCAGTTCTCACCACCGACCGAGCCGTTGACCGAAGTCATACCAGGAAGGCAGATGTTCATTTCCTTGGTCGGATCGTAAGCCTTGACCGTTTCATAGATGTGCTTGAACATAGCCGTGGACACCGCATGGGTGGAATAGTCATCGCCTTTTTCGAGGTCGATGTCAACACCGTCGCACCAGGGATATTTCTCCATGATGCGGACAAGTTCGGAGCAGAAGGTGTCCTGTGCGCCGTCCACGTTATCACGCAGCGCCTTGAAGATGGAGTTTGCACCGTCATTGGCAACGGTGAGCAGCCAACGGATGTGAGGCCACTTGTTGATGTAGGTCAGCATATTGCTGATGGCAACACCGCTCTCAGTGATTTTTCCCGTTTTATCCACCTTGAAGGAGAATAATCCGATGGTGTCGATACGGTCACCGTAGTCACGGAGGGCTTCATACATACGGGCATTGCCCATGAAAGTCCACACCATGATTCGTTTGCCTTTTAGCTTATCCCTCATACCGACACACCTCCATCCGTCATCTGCTGTAATTCAAAAAGCACCCTGGCAGACTTTCCGTCCTCCAAGGTGACCTTGTGCTTGGAATCCCAAGCGGCACTGTATTGATAAAACCCCTCTTTCGGCTCGGTGACACCGTTCTTGGTGCATTCACGCACCGAAGCAAGGAGAGCCAGGTCATCTTCCGCAGAGAGGGCGTTTGGGAACTTGACCCGCTGTCCGCCGACCCCCTGGGCAAGCTGTACCGACCCAGGTGCCATATCGGATTTCGGGTAGATATGAATATCCAGTCCGCCGGAGGTGTTGCCAAGATTGCAGACAACGACCGTTTCCGAAGAGCGGATGACGCCGTTGAACCACACCTTGGAATTTTCCTTCAGACGGCTCTCGGTGTGCGGTACATAGCCCGTCAGCGCCGGTCCCTCTTGCAGTTGCAGGTCAGTAAACCAAATTGTACCGGAGCAGTTGGTGACGGTAGGTTTCACCGTAACGCTCACGACACGCATATCCTGCTTCTTGTTTATGACCTCTGCCAAGCGGATAAATACTGGTTTAGCCATCCAGTACCCACTTCACTTCGCAGGGATGACCTACCCATCCCGTGGCTACAGAGCCGGGCTGCAGCAAGAGGTCTGTAATATAAAAAGTGCCTGTGCAGTTGGTAATGCACACACGCACCGTAATGGATTTCACTTTGGAGAAGTAGCTTTCCGGCGTGATCTTCTCCGAGGTTTTAGAAAAATAAGCCATAAAGCACCTCCATCAATACAGGTCAATGAAGCGAGACTCAATGCTGCCGTCCTCGTATTCGATGACCACTTCGATACCAACCTGGGAGTCGTTACCCAGCTTCTCCAAATCGTCCGATGCGATCTGCGCCGACAGCGTATAACTGCTGCGGTTGGAAGGATACACCGTCTGGGCAAGGCTCATAGTCATACCCTCGACACCCACAGCCTTAAAAGATGCCGTGCCGGATGCACCATTTTCTCCGTCTGCCACAAAGCCGGAACTGATCCAGTACGCAAGTCCATCATCGGCACGGGAATTGCGGAGATGGTTGAACGGCACCAGTTCACGGATATCGTTGTTGGAAACCATGCTCGTGCCTTCCAGAGAGTCTGCGATTACATCAAGGGTGCTGACCGAACTGCCCAGGTTCTTCAGCGTGGTGGACAGTTCCAACACCGTGTTCCAAGGCTCCTGCAGATTGTACTCACGGCGCACAATGCGGGTGGTGACCGAAAGCCCCAACTCCTTATCCTCAACACGGACATAGTCGCCCAAGTTCCAAGCTTCATGCTCATAACCCGTCAGAACGGACAAGTCCATCGCATTCAGCACATAGGACACCGTGGGCTTGCAGTATTCCGCAAGGCGCATGGCAGTAAACTCCTTCATCTGATAGGGGTTGGTGAAGGAGGAACAGTCCAGCGTGGAAATGCGGACTTCCTTGCAGTAGGTGTAATCCTCAAGATAAGGCTTGCCGTTATTGATATCGGAGAAAGTGAGACCTTCCGCACCAACGGCATAGAGCCGAGTAACAAGTGAGCGGGTGTCGACCACGCGCTCGATGCTCTTCATATTTTTCTTGTAGGCAAACAGAGCGCCGCTGTCCGTGCCGTTCACCGTCAGCAGATGCACCAGTCGGTTCGGACAGTCGAAAACAAGGTCGCCGCCGTGGAGATTGGCAATGCTGCGGAGAATGGAAAGTGCGTTCTTTTCCGTACTCGTCCAGGTGCGCTTGGTAGTGACATTCACCGTGCCGACCGACCACTCTGTGCCTGTAAGGGCAAATGCCATAGCAACATCCGCAGTTTCTGCATCGAACTTCTTTTCTTCCTTACGGACAGAAAAGGTCAGATCGTAGAACTCGGCTTC